TGCCGCGCGGTGTCGGGTGACCGCCAGCGGATCCGGGAGCGGCTGTGGGCCGAGGCCGATGCCGCCGACCGCTCCTCCGACCGCATCGCGGCCCTGCGCCTGCTCGGCACGATGCGAGACGTACAACTGTTCTCAGACCGCGTAGAGGTCGTAGAGGAGCGCGCGACCGATGCCGAAGTGGTCGCCGAGATCGCCGCCGCCCTCTCCGCCACAAACGTCTCCGGGGACGTTTCCGGCCCCGATGATGCGGGCCCGGAGGTTGACCCGGAGGCGTCGGTCCATTGACACCCCCGCCCCCCCTTTGGGCCGACCGGTACTCAACTGGGATGACACCGGCTTCCACACACCCGATTCCCATTCTCCACCACTGACCACTTCATTGCACTCCGATGCACCATGGAAAAACCCATGGGACTCCTAAGGGACCCTATGGCCCCCCTGGTATTTCATGGAATACCCAGTGGATATTGCGTGGGCCAGGAACCCCTTTTGGCCCATGGTCTATTCTGGGAGTACCTGGACCTGAATGGCAGTAAAAGTGACTCAGAACCCCATTGTCGTCCTATAATTCAAAGTCCCCAGAATTCAACCCTTTAGGTGTTGTCAAGGGGGGTCGTGTGCTATAATGACCTTGAGGAAGTTGTCCGGGTCCTTCAAGAAAGATCTGTTTAGAACAACTCCTCGCGCGAGTTACAGATAGCCATCCGCGCGAGTGATAAGGTCTTCCTAGAAGATCTTCTCCGAATTTTTCAAAAAGAAAAATTCTCTTCAAGTCATAGACAGTCCAAGTCATAGACAGTCTTCTAGTAAGTTCTTCTGGGGCTAAGGAGAATTTTTCTTTTTGAAAAATTCGGAGGGGGGCTGCTCATTCAGAGTGGGTCTTCTTTAACATTCGTCACGGGCTACTCGCTTTGTCACGAACAGGATCCTTCTTGGTAGTTTCTCTAGGTAGGTTTTTTTTGTGGTAGTCAGGTCTTTGCTTGGTGAGGTTCGCGGAATGGAGAAACGTCTTTCGCGGACTTGCAGATGAAGAAGCCTCAGACTTTAGAAGATCTTGCTCCTTACATAGATCGATTGGACCAGTTGGATCCTGACACTTTGAGAAGGGTTCATAAGCTGGTCAAGAGGGCAGTTCTTCTCAAGAAGCAGCAACGCTGCAAGAACAGTTATCTGGAATTCGTTCGGGAAGCATGGCCTTCTTTCATAGAAGGCAACCACCATTCTTTGATGGCGGCTGCCTTTGAGAAAGTTGCGAGAGGTGATCTGAAGAGGGTCATCATCAACATGCCACCGCGGCACACGAAGAGTGAGTTCGCGAGTTACCTGCTTCCTGCATGGTTCCTGGGTCAGTACCCTGAAAAGAAAGTCATCCAGACGGCCCACACTGCTGAACTGGCTGTGGGCTTCGGGAGGAAAGTCAGGAATCTGGTGGGTAGTGAGGAGTATCAGGGCATCTTCCCTGGTATTGCCCTCCAGCAGGATTCAAAGGCTGCCGGTCGTTGGAATACCTCTACAGGGGGAGAGTATTTCGCAATCGGAGTCGGCGGTGCGGTTACTGGGAAAGGAGCTGATCTCCTGATCATCGATGATCCACATTCTGAGCAGGAAGGTCAGAGTCTGGATCCATCCGTATTCGATAGAGCCTACGAGTGGTACACCTCGGGTCCCCGGCAGCGCCTACAGCCGGGTGGTTCCATCGTGATCGTGATGACCCGGTGGCATAAGCGGGATCTGACAGGTCAGATCTTGAAATCCTCCGTTCAGCGCAAGGGAGCGGATGAGTGGGAGATCATAGAGCTTCCCGCAATCCTTCCCTCGGGTAGATCTCTATGGCCCGGGTTCTGGTCGCTAGAAGAGCTTGAAAAGCTGCGATCAGAGCTTCCGGTCTCCAAGTGGTCCGCTCAGTACCAACAAGACCCCACTTCCGAAGAGGGCGCGATCATCAAGCGGGAGTGGTGGAAGCGGTGGATGGAGGACGCACCTCCGGAATGTGATTTTGTGATCCAGTCCTGGGACACGGCATTCCTGAAATCAGAAAGAGCAGACTATTCCGCTTGCACTACATGGGGAGTCTTCTATCAGGAAGATGATACGGGGAAGAAGTCTGCGAACCTGATCCTTTTGGATGCCTTCAAGGAACGTATGGAGTTCCCAGAGTTGAAGGCAAGGGCTTTTGAGGAGTGGGGGATCTGGAAGCCGGATGCCTTTATTGTGGAAGGCAAGGCAGCGGGGATGCCCTTGATCTTTGAACTCCGCAGCATGGGAATCCCCGTACAGGAATACACTCCTTCCAGGGGAAATGACAAGATTGCCAGAGTCAATGCCGTGGCGGATCTGTTCGCTTCCGGGAATGTCTGGAGACCTGACAGGAGATTTTCAGAAGAAGTCGTAGAAGAGTTCGCAGCCTTTCCTACTGGAGACCATGATGACTTGGTGGACTCTTCGACCCAGGCATTGCTGCGCTTCCGACAAGGTGGGTTCATTCAACTTCACACAGATGAAGAAGAAGAAAAGAGCCGCCGAATCAAAGCAGATTACTATTAAAGGAAAGTGAGGAGATCAGCGTGGGTGTTTCCAGAAAGTACAAAGAGGAGCGCGTCGCTCGCTCGCGGGCCGCAAACAAGCCTGTCAAGCGTGAGCGCAGCGGGCGCGGGGCCAAGGGTGGCACATCAAAGCTACTGAAAGAGGGCACTGCTGCTAGTCCCAAGACGGGTCGCGCAGCCGAGCAGAGGCGTGCATCTTCCGCTGCGGCGAAGAAAAGAGCTGCGGCAGCCGCCGCTGGGCGCAAGGCCCAGCAGGGGAAGCAGGCTCTTGGTATGAAGAAGGCCGCTCCCAAGAAGGCCGCTCCCAAGAAGGTCGCTTCCAAGAAGGGCACGGAAGTCCAAGCGGGTGCCGTGGGCCATCGCATCGATGTTCCGACAAGGCGCGCTGCAACCAGCGCCGCAGGCAAGAAGAAGGCAACACCGACCAAGCGGTACCGCAGGCAGCGCCGTCGGGCCCCCGGTCGGGTTCGATAGGAGATCGATATGAAGAAGAGCCACAAAAAGTATACGCCGAAGGCGTTGATGGAAAAGATGCACGGGAAGATAACCGGCAAGAAGAAAGCCGCGGTTATTCCGGTAGAGGAAGAGGAAGAAGAAGAAGTAGTGGTGACGGGCCTGAAGAAGGGCGGCAAGGTTCAAAGGAAGAATGCTCGCCTGGATGAGCGCCTGGGAGAGCGCCGGGGTCCCGAAAGGGATTTCACGCAGTCCATGAAGTCACGGCGTGATGAATCACGGGGTGCCCGCGGAGGAAAGGCAGCATCGGACAAGGCCAAGCGCGGTGCTGGTATCGTGGCAAGGAGTCGCCCCTGGGCAAACAGGGCCTGATGAATCTTGGATCCCTGGTGGCTCAGGTCGATGGGATCCTTGAGGAGTACAAGGAGGTTTCCTCCGTCTCTCCTTCCTTGTGGATGGATTGGGGTTCCGATTTCTATCACGGTGCGGATTGGCAGATTCTTCCGGTCTTTGCATCCAGATCCTGGGCCGATACGCACTACAGCTCTGGTCACGCCTGGGAATCCATCATGGCTTTCCTGGCGGAAAAATGGCCCCAGACTTTGAAGGTTGTTTTCGGGAACTGTGATCCGGAGCGTATTTCCCTGGTGGCATTCAGCCGCCTGCGTGCGAACAACGAATTGAAGCCCCACGCGCATGACAACAATGGGCACCTGATCTTTCACTTGGGAGTGGAGATCCCGGAAGGGGACGTAGGGATCCAGACTTCGGACAGCCATGGTGTTGCGCGTGTCCATGAGTGGAAAAAGACCGGGGACTGGATTCTTTTTGATGACACCAAAACCCACAATGCGTGGAACTGGACAAGCGGGGATCGCGTGGTGTTCTACTTGGATTTTCTGGCTTGAGTGATCTGTTGTGGCAGATGGGCAAAACGGTCCCACTGGCCGGGAGTGGGGTGAATTGACGCGCGAGGTCACGGAGATCAGGCACGATCTCAGGAATCTGAAGATGCTTGTGGATGGTCTGTCCCTGGAGACGCGGGAGCTTGAGATGAAAGTCGGCTCCATCAGTACGAAGATCTACACGACGATTTCAGTGGCTGCGATTTTTGCGAGCGTGATTGGTTTCGTGGTCAGCGTTGTCACTCCATTGGTGAAATAGATATGGCGAAGAATTGGATCAAGGGAGCGATCAAGAATCCTGGGGCCCTCAGGAAGTCGATGGGTGTCAAGAAGGGGAAGAAGATCCCGACAAAGAAACTGGCCGCAGCAGCGAAGAAGCCCGGGAAGACGGGCCAGCGGGCACGCCTAGCCCAGACCCTGAAGGGGATCCAGAAGCGAAAGAATCGTGGGTAGTTTTACTGGTAGAGGGTTGATTTGTCGATAGAACAAGCTCTTACAGACAGGCCCCTTTCTGCGAAGGATGTGATGCCCGAGCAGGAAGTGGAGATCGAGGTCGTCAATCCTGAAGCCGTTTCAATCGAAACGGAAGACGGGGGGATGCTGATCGATTTTCGCCCTGAGTCTGAGGGTGACGAAGATCCGTGCTTTGGGGCGAATCTTGCCGAGTTGATGGAGGATGATGTCCTCGCCCGGATATGTTCCGAGCTTGTAGGTCACTACCTGTCTGACAAGACCAGTCGAAGGGACTGGGAAGAGAGCTACATCAAGGGTCTCAACCAACTGGGATTGAAGATCGAGGATCGCACCAGCCCGTGGGACGGTGCCTGCGGGGTGACGCATCCGATTCTTTCGGAAGCGGTGGTTCGATTCCAGAGTCAAGCCATTGGAGAGATCTTCCCCTCCGGTGGTCCGGTGCGAACCAAGATCGTTGGGAAGATGACCGATGAGAAGACGAAGCAATCCCACCGGATAGAGAACTACATGAACTACTTGGTCACAGAAGTGATGACCGAGTACAGGCCGGAAACGGAAAAGCTTCTCTTCAGCCTTCCCTTGGCGGGTTCTGCCTTCCGGAAGGTCTACTGGGATCCCAACATGGAGCGCCCTTGCGCCATGTTTGTGCCCTCGGAGGACCTTGTTGTCTCTTACGGAGCGTCTTCCCTGGAAACTTGTGAGCGCCTGACACACCGGATGCGCCGGAATCGGAACGATGTCCGGAAGATGCAGGTAGATGGTTTCTATCGAGACGTGGAACTGGGAGACCCGACCCCGGATTCCAGCGAGATTCAGGAGAAATACGACGATCTCACCGGAGAGCATGACACCTACGAGTTTGATGGGCGGTACCTCCTCCTTGAAATGCACGTAGACATGGATCTTGAGGGTTTCGAGGACGAGAAAGACGGTGAAGAGACCGGAATCGCCCTCCCCTACGTGGTGACCATCGAGCTGGGCTCCCGGAAAGTCCTTTCAATCCGCCGAAACTGGGTAGAGGGCGACCCCAGGAAGCTCCGAAGGGACCACTTCGTCCATTACGAGTACGTTCCGGGGCTTGGATTCTACGGATTTGGCCTGATTCACATGATTGGCGGCCTTGCGAAGTCGGCAACGTCGCTTTTGCGGCAGTTGGTGGACGCCGGGACGCTCTCTAATCTTCCTGGCGGTCTAAAAGCGCGTGGATTGAGGATTAGAGGGGACGATACGCCGATTTCACCTGGGGAATTCCGCGATGTGGACGTTCCGAGCGGTGCAATTCGGGACAATATTACGTTTTTGCCTTACAAAGAGCCCTCGGGTGTCCTGTATCAGCTTCTGGGGAACATTGTTGAGGAAGGAAGGCGGTTTGCGTCACTGACCGACCTCCAGATCAGCGATATGAACCAGCAAGCGCCGGTTGGGACGACTTTGGCGCTCTTGGAGCGGTCGATGAAGGTCATGGCGGCGGTTCAAGCCCGTCTTCACGCCTCCATGAAGCGGGAATTCCAGATTCTGGCTGAAATTGTACGAGATAACGCTCCCCATGATTATCCCTATGATCTTTCAGGGGATGAGCAGATGCGTGTGGAGGATTTCGATGACCGGATCGATGTGATCCCGGTTTCGGACCCGAATTCCGCCACAATGGCGCAGCGGATCATGCAATATCAGGCTGCCTTGCAACTTGCCGGAACTTCTCCGGAAATGTACGACATGCCCCAGCTTCACCGGCAGATGCTGGAGGTTCTGGGCATCAATGACCCCGATAAGATCATTCCGTTGAAGGACGAGATCCCTCCGCGCGATCCGGCAGCGGAGAACATGGATCTCCTGAACGGGAAGCCGGTCAAGGCGTTCCTCTGGCAGGACCAAGAGGCGCATATCACGGCCCACATGGCGGCAGCCCAGGATCCGAAGATTCAGGAGCTTGTGATGCAATCCCCGACTGCCGGGACGATCCAGGCTTCATTGGCGGCTCACGTAACAGAACATGTGGCCTTCCAGTACCGAAAGGAGATCCAGAAGCAGTTGGGTGTGGAGCTTCCGAACCCGGAGGATCCGCTTCCCGAGGATGTGGAGTACCAGCTTTCCAGGCTGGTTGCGGAAGCTGCTGAGAGAGTTCTCCAGGGGAATCAGGCCGAGCAGTCCCAGAAGCAGGCTCAGGAGCAGGCAGAGGATCCGATCATCCAGATGCGCCAGAAGGAGCTGGAGATCCGTGAGCAGGAGACCCAGGCCAAGATTGCCGATCAGGTGGCCCGCTTGGTGCTGGATAGCCAAAAGGCCAAGGATCGCAGTGAGTTGGAGTACGAGCGGATTGAGTCCCAGGAGCGCCAGACCGGGGCCAAGATTGGTGCGGAGCTGACTTCTGACCTGATAGAGATGGAGATGGAGGGGCGCGAGATCGCCTCCCGTGAAGGGACAGAGGCCAGCAAGGCCGCTGCGAAGATGACAGAAACGCTGGTCAAGGGTGCCGTGGAGGGGGC